ATAGTAGATTATTTAAACTATTATCCTCATATACTTTGGACATCTACTTTGGGTGGTGTTTATTTAGGAAAAGGAAACTATAAACAAAAGGCTTTAGTTAAAAAACATTATAAAAAAGGTGTACCAGATTTATTAATATTTGAGCCTAATTTAAAGTACCATGCCCTTATGGTTGAGCTTAAGGTTAAATATAACAAACCTAGTAAAGACCAAAAATTATGGATAGCTAATTTAACAGCTAGAAACTATAAAGCTGTAGTATGTTATTCACTAGAAGAATTTATAGACATATTTACTAAATACACTAAAACGATATGAGGAAAAAACACGAACCTTTTAAGAATATTAGAACAAAAGATGGCAGGGAAAACTTTAGATATTTTTTATTTGAAGTAGAAAGAAGTACAACAGATGATATTTATATACACAAAGAAACACAAAAGATAATAGATGAAGATGAATATATTATAAATAAAGTAGATTATATAAGAGATAAATATGAACCTGAGTTAGTAGTACCCTGTATTAGTGCTTTAGGTAAATGGGAATATTACGCTTTAAAAAATGCAGGTGTAAAATTATTTCAAAAGTTGTGAAAAAACTAAATATATATTTAGAAAACAGCTATAATAAATTGCTAGAAATTAGCAAAAGAATAACAAGCAATAAATTTCCTGATTATGAAGATTTATTACACGAAACAATTATAGCTCTTTATAATTCGGATCAGGAAAAGATTAAAATTATAATAGAAAAAAAACAACTTACTTTTTATATAGTTAGAATAATGTTAAATCAATATCAAAGTAATACAAGCCCTTATCATAAAAAGTATAGAAAACAATACAACGAAAAACAATTAAAAGAATTTTATATTTATACCAAAGAGCCTTTAACAAAAGAAAAGATGAAAAGGTTAGAGGAGCAAGAGGACAGGTTACAATGGATAGATGAAAAATTAAAGCATTTAAGTTGGTTTGATGTAGAAGTATTTAAGATATACTATAGAGAAAATTACAGTTTAAATACTATGAGTAAAGCGACAAAGATAAATAGAAGTACATTAGGAAAGTCAATTAGATTTATTAAAAATTTTTTAAAAAATGAAAAACAAAAGTAAAGGTTTAGGAGATATGATAGATTCTATCACTACCAAAACAGGAATAAAAAAAGTTGTAAATAAAATAAGCGAAGCTACAGGAATACCATGTAATTGTGAAGAACGTAAACAAAAACTTAACCAAATGTTTCCTAACTTTAGAAACATAAGACAGTTTACAGAAGATGAGATTAAGATATATGATGAGGTAGTACCAGGTATAGAAAAAAGACAAAGATTAAATGCAGAAGAAAAAACTATAATAGCTATTTTATATAAAGGGGTGTTTGGTCAGAATCCACAGTGGAAAAGTTGTAGCCCATGTAATAAGCAAATAATGGAGAATCTTAAAAAAGTATATGAAAAATCTTGTAAAGTATGAAACAAAAAGGATTTAAATTTTCTCCTAATAAAAACAGAAAGCGTAAAGGGGTACACTCAAAGAATAATAAACCCCAAAAGAAATATAGAGGTCAAGGTAGATGAAGAAGCATACTAAAATATATATGAACTATCATAAATACGATATATCAGATTGGATTGGTTGCGAAGCCTGTGGAACAACAGCAGTCGATATACATCATATTGAAGCGAGAGGGATTGGTGGAGATCCAACAGGGCATAAAAACCAAATAGAAAATCTTATTGCTTTGTGTAGAAGCTGTCATATTAAAGCAGAAACAAATAAGGATTTTAACCAACAACTAAAAGAACAAAACATAGTAAAACATAATTGTAAATACTTATGAGAATACTTAATTTATATGCTTGTCTAGGTGGAAATAGATATAAATGGAACGAGGTAAAAGAAGATATAGAAGTTACTGCTATTGAATTAGATGAAGAACTAGCTAGATTATACCAAGAGAGGTTTCCAAATGATAAAGTAATAGTAGCAGACGCACACCAATATCTATTAGACCACCACAAAGAGTTTGATTTTATTTGGTCTAGCCCACCCTGCCCAACACATAGCAAAATGAAACTTAGTCAAAAAAATACTATTAATTTTAAACCTAAATATCCTGATATGAAATTATATCAAGAAATATTATTATTGCAACATTTTTATAAAGGTAAATATTGCGTAGAAAATGTTATACCGTATTATGATTGTTTGATACCTGGAAAACAAAGGGGTAGGCATTTATATTGGACTAATTTTAGGTTGCCAAATATATTAAGTAAAAGAGTTTTTGAGGGGAAGTTTTCAACAATGAGAAACGAAAGACTATATCTTGAAAAATGGCACGAAATAGATACATCTAATTATAAAGGAAAACAGGATAGAAGAAAAATAGCTAGAAACCTAGTAGATTATGAAGCAGGAAAAACAATATTTCAAACACTACTAGATATTAAAGAAAACAAAACAGAACAAATAGGACTATTCAAATGAAAATAACAAAGGTAAAAATAGCAGAATTAAACCCTGCAGAATATAACCCTAGAAGAATGACTAATAAACAATATGAAGATTTAAAAAGCTCATTAGAAAAGTTTGGATTGGTAGATCCTATAATAATAAATGCAGATAATACAGTAGTTGGTGGTCATCAACGCTTACGAATTATGAGAGAACTAGGAGCAGAGTTTGTACCAGTAGTTAGAGTAAACCTATCTAAAGAAGATGAGAAAGAACTAAACATAAGATTAAATAAAAACTCAGGAGAGTTTGATTTAGATATACTAGCTAACAACTTTGATGTTGATGAATTAAAAGATTGGGGGTTTAAAGATATTGAGCTTGGCTTTAATATAGATAAAATAGTAGAGGGTAATATTGAAGATGATTATATTCCAGAAGTAAAAGAAACTAGAGTTAAATTAGGTGATGTTTGGGAATTAGGAAAGCACAGATTGATGTGTGGAGATAGCACAAAAAAAAGTGATGTTGAAAAGTTAATGAATGGAGATAAAGCTGATATGGTGTTTACAGACCCACCTTATGGTTGTGATTTAAAAAGCACAAGATTAGGAAAAGAAATTATTAATGATGAATTACAAGGAGATGACTTAGTAAACTTTTTTGATTCAGTATTTAAAAATATACCTTTAAAAGATTGGGGGGTTTTATATTGGTTTTATTCTAATAACAGAGAAAGTGAAACAAGAATGGTGGCAGAAAATTATTTTAAAATTAAAGATACGATTATTTGGGTAAAAGACAGTTTTGTGCCTGGTAGAAATGACTACCATAATCAATTTGAGCCATTATTATATTTAGAAAAAACAGCAAAAGGAAAAGTTCAAAGAACGTGGAACGGAAAAAGAGATAAGAGTAATGTTTGGAATTTTCATAGAGATAGAAATGTTCAACATCCTACAAACAAACCTGTTCAACTAATAAATTTTGCATTGTTAAATAGTAGTAATAAAAATAATATAATAATTGACCCTTTTCTTGGTAGTGGTTCAACATTAATAGCTTGTGAAAAAACTAATAGAACATGTTATGGTATGGAATTAGATACTAAATACTGTGATGTAATAATAGAAAGATGGGAACAGTTTACAGGACAAAAGGCAAAAAGAATATAAATTAAATTTAATAAAATGAGCAAAAAAGAACACAACCTAAAGAAAGACGCATTACTACAAGCATTAGAGAATAGCTTGGGTATAGTATCAACAGCTTGTAATAGGTCAGGCATAAGTAGAAGTAGTTTTTATAAATGGTATAAAGAAGATGAGGAGTTTAGAAAAAAGGTAGATGAGATAGACAATGTAAAACTAGACTATGTAGAAACAAAGCTATTCAAGAATATAGAGAACGAAAAAGAAAAAAGTATTATATTCTATTTACAACATAAAGGACATAAAAGAGGATATGTACAAAGACAGAATATTAACTTAACATCTAACGAAGAAGACATTAAGAAAATAGAAATTGAAATTATTGAATCTAAAGGGAACGGTAGTCCTACAAAAGAATCTTAATGCTAGTACAAGAATTGTAGTTAATCAGGGTGGTACAAGAAGTAGTAAGACTTATAGTTTAGCTCAATTAATAATACTTAAGGCATTACAAAGC